ATTATTGAGATAGGGAAAGACCCTTTGAATAATAAGTGGTGGATGGATGCAGATAAGCCTTGGCAGTTCTTGAGGGCTTGTATTGAAATGTTTAATTACTACACCACCAGTGATCTATCAGAATTTATCAGTTACCTTCCTGTCACTGTAGACGGCTCCTGTAATGGACTTCAGCATTTCTCCGCAATACTCAGGGATGAGATTGGAGCTAAAGCTGTTAACTTGATTCCTTCAGATGAACCTGAAGATGTCTATGAGATTGTTAAAGAGAAGGTTGCAGAGAAGGTCAGGACTGATCCTGAAGCGATTGTCGCTCCTTCAGATATCAACAGGGCTTTGGTTAAAAGACCTGTGATGACTACTCCTTACGGGGCTACACTCTATGGGATGCGTGAACAAATCTATGAGGAACTCAAGAAACAATTGGATAAGGGAGTTGTGTTCACTACGATTTCCAAGGATAAGGATTTATGGGTATACTGTAGGTATCTGGCGAAACTCATCTATGAGGCCATAGGGGAAGTGGTGGTGTCTGCACGGGAAGGAATGAATTGGCTCCAGGAATGTGCCAGAGTTTTAAGTCACGAGGATCGGCCTATATATTGGACGGTTCCCACAGGATTCATTATAAAACAAAAGTACCTGAAGCCTGTAGTCAAGCAGATTAAAACTGTTATAAACGGGAAACTGGCCTCTCTCTACTCAGCTCATGGTGATACCGGCAAACTGGATAAACACAGACAGACTAATGGAATAGCTCCTAATTTTATTCACAGTTACGATGCCTGTCATCTCATGAAAACTGTTATCAGTGCCTATACTGATATCCAGAGTTTCGCGGTGGTGCATGATTCATTTGGAACTCACGCCTGTAACATGGAGTTTTTAAGTGAGATCCTCAGAAAAACTTTTATTAAACTTTACAATAAGAACGATGTCCTGCAGAATTTTGCCGATGAACAAACAGCGTTTCCTACAGTTTGTAAAACCATGATGCCAGAATTTCCGAAGTATGGCACGTTAAATTTAAACGAGGTGAAAGATGCAGAGTTTTTCTTCAGTTGACATGGCAAATGCCGATGTTCAAAAAGTTGCTCAAGGTATGATGGCAGTAGTGGACAGTTTAGCTAATTTCACAAAAGCAGAAAAATATGGTATTATAAGCTCAGTGTTCAATTGTATGTATAACAACAAGCTCAAACAAAGTAAGACAGTAAGTGATACAATGGAAGTGGTAGATCAAATGAGGTATGAATGCAAACGGATGAAGATCCCAGAATTCGGTGGAGCCGAAAGATACGTAATAGGAGAACTTTAATTATGGCTAGTAAACATAAAATACACACAACACCTGTAGGAACTGCAGCTTGGCCTTGGTTGAACAAACCTGACACTCGTTTCGATGCAGATGGTGTCTATCAGGTCAAGATGATCTTCAACAAGAAGGACATCAAACCTATTAAAACTATTGTTGATCCGCTGATGGACGGGGGAAAGCATAACCCTATCAAACCTGAGATGGACGATGAAGGAAACCCTACGGGCAACCATATTGTCCAGTTCAAAATGAAAGCCCGTGTCAAAACTAAGAATGGAGAGGAATTTACTCAAAAGCCTATACTCCTGGATACCTTGGGGAATCGAGTCGTAGATCAAGTTGGAGCGGGGAGCAAACTGAAGATTGCCTATCAGGCTATCCCTTTCAACCAAGGTGCAGGAGGAGTAACGATGCGTATGCAGAAGGTCCGTATTGTAGAGTTGGTAGAGTACCAAGATAAAATTGATTGGGGTAAGGATTCTGGCAGCTTTGTTGGAACTACCGAAACGGCTCCCAAGGAGGAGGAAGAAGCAGCAGTGGCTCATTATCCCCAAACTAACGTAGATGAGGACTTTTAAAAATGGCAACATACGAAGAGTGGCACGAGATGAAGATAGAGGAGGTAGCTAACAGAGTTCATAGTCTGAATGATTCCACTATCGCACAGTTGATTGAGAGTGTTACCATTATGATTGATTCCGGTCATTATCCACGGGAAGCCTTTCCTGAAGTCCAGTTTGTGGGAAGGCTACTTTCCAATTTGAGAGTTGGGCAAAAAAATGTTGCGGCAAACTAAGAGATCCAGGTTACGCAAGACACCTGCGGTCTATAGAAGGTACAGGGGTATACGCGAGGGTTACAGAAGTGGCTTAGAGGAAAGCATAGCCATCCAGTTAAAGGCTTCTGGTGTAATCTATACGTATGAAAAGGAAAGGCTCAAGTATATCCCTGTACCTAAACATTACACTCCTGATTTTATTCTGACCGGGAAAAATAAAAAGATTTATATCGAAACTAAGGGTAGATTCTTAGCTAAAGACAGAACTAAACATCTACTCGTTCAATCACAATATCCAGAGTTAGACTTAAGGTTCGTTTTTACTAACCCGAATGCTAAACTTTATAAAGGGAGTAAAACAACTTATGGAGAATGGTGTATCAAATATGGATTTAGCTTTTCCAAAGGAAGCATACCAGAAAGTTGGATCGGAGAGTGTATGCGTGGGTCATGAGCCCTGCCCTGAGTGTGGCTCTAAAGATAATTTAGCGAGGTACAATGATGGACACGCTTTTTGTTTTAGTGTTGATTGTGATCATTATGAGCGTGGCGATGGTAGTGCTCCTGACAATGGTGCAAAATTATCAACACGAGATAGCTTTCTTAAAGGACAGTATCAGGATTTATCAAAGAGAAAAATCTCATCAGAGACTTGCAGAAAATTTAACTACAGTATCGGAGAGTACCAAGGGAGTCGCTGCCACATCGCAAGCTTCATCAACGGGGGAAAAGTTGTCGGACAAAAGCTCAGGCTCAAGGACAAAGACTTCAGAACTCTAGGTGACTGCTCTAGTCTCTGGGGGAAGCACCTGTGGTCTACTGGTAAAAAAATAGTTATAACAGAAGGAGAAATAGATGCTTTGTCTGTGGCAGAGTCTCAGAATTGCAAATGGCCCGTGGTATCCATACCCAATGGGGTGGGGTCAGCTATTAAAGCTGTGGCTAAGGATTTGGAGTGGCTCATGGGGTTCGATGAAGTCATACTCATGTTTGATATGGATAGTCAGGGGCAAACTGCAGCAGGGAAAGTTGCTGAACTCTTACCACCGGGAAGATGCAAAATTGCTACTACTCCCAGGAAAGATGCGAATGCTAGTCTCATCGAAGTTGGGGGTTCATCCATTGTTGATGCTATCTGGAGAGCTAGAGTATTTAGACCAGATGGAATCGTTGCTGGAGAAGATACATGGGATTTAGTAAACTGTCCGATGTCACCATCAGACCACGAGTACCCTTGGAGAGGATTAAATGAAAAAACATTGGGAGCAAGAAGAGGTGAAATCGTCACGTTCTGTGCAGGAACGGGAGCTGGAAAATCAACTGCTGTTAAAGAGATTGCTTCCTACTTCCTCAGTAAAGGAGAGACAATTGGTTATGTCGCACTTGAAGAAAGTGTCAGACAAGCAGCCATTGATTTTATGTCTATAAATGCTAACAAGATGTTACACTTGGAGAAAGATTTAGATGAGAAATATTTTAGAGATGTGTGGGAGAGCGTTTTTGCTAGTAACCGTCTCTATCTTTATGATCACTGGGGTAGCATGGACCCTAACATATTATCTAACAGGATTAGATACCTTAACAGGAGTTGTGGTGTCAATTGGATCGTTCTTGATCACCTTTCTATTATGGTGTCAGGCGTTCAAGAAGGTGATGAACGTAGGCTTATAGATAACATAATGACACAGATGAGGTCACTTGTTGAAGAACTAAACATAGGGATGTTCATTGTGTCCCACTTACGAAGACCACATCAAGGAAAGGGACATGAAGATGGTAGACAAATCACTCTTGCAGATCTTAGAGGGTCAGGTTCCATTGCTCAACTCAGTGATTTCGTTATTGGACTCGAAAGAGATCAACAAGAAGAAGGTGAGACCACTGTTAGAGTACTTAAGGCAAGATATAAAGGCTCATCTACGGGACTTGCAGGAGGGCTCTACTATGACACAGGAACCGGGAGACTTAGGGAAGGCACATCTCAGAGCAATGGATATA